GTATTGGTTGGCTGGTAAGGACTTGGGTTGTGATGTGACCGCAATGGTCAGCAACACGGGTACTGCAATGGGTGATTCTACTGGATACGAAGTAACTCTATCTGCAATCGAAGCCGAAGCACCTTTCATCTTGCAAGGTTCGGTGGTAACTACATTAGGAATTTAAGTACGCTTGATTCATAGAGAAAGGGGGTGGGCATTTGCTCACCCTTTTTTGTTACATAAAACTCAACTCGCTATTTTGTATTGATGTTGGTAATTAATAAACTGCAAACGAAATTTTGGTATTTGACTTTGACGGAGAAAGCAAGTGCAGCATCGTATGTATTCACCTTCACTCACCGACAAACGGAAACGGTTGTGACAACCACATTGACCGATGTCAGCACACAAACGGAGAGATACAACAAATTCCAATTCATTGAAGGCACAACGGGAACACTCTTGGAAGGCGAACACGAATATAGTGTAAGCACCAGCGGTGGAACACTTTGTGAAATCGGAATCCTAAAAGTAGAAACCACATCAAGCGTGACACAATATACTCCAACTTTAATAGAAAAAATACACACAATATGAGCAACTCAACAAGCATTTTGGCTGGTGGCGATGGATTCAAATATCACGGCACGGGTACAGTCACATCAGTAGGTTATGCAGCACTTGTAGTCCAAGAAGACACGGTGTTCACTTCATTCTCAGTAGACGGAACAAATGTTCTTTCAGCTCGTGGATTGAGTGCAATCACACTTCAGCAAGGAGCATATCTTCCTTCAGGTGGAGCATCAAAAATCACCGGATTCGTAATCTCTTCAGGATCAGTAATCGGCTACTAAAATGATAGGCATCGGAATTGGCACTCGAAATCGTCTATATAAAGGTCAAGCGTGGGATATCGTACAAGGTTACAAATCACGCATTACAACTGACGGAGGGTACTATGAAGGTATCTCTTGCTTACTTAATAAATTAAACAACTTATGAGCAATCTACTAAGTCAAGCGTCACTCGTGATGATTCCGAGTGGTTACAAAGAAGATGTTGTTTACTCACCAATTCCCACAAACGGAAGCGGTGATTTATCATTCACACGAGCATCCAACGGAACCCGAATAAATAGTGCGGGCTTGGTGGAGGTTGTGCCGTGGAATTTGTGTGATTATTCAGAGGACCAAACACAATGGACATCACAAAATGCGACCACAGTAACGGCAAATAGCACAACCGCACCCAACGGAACATTAACGGCTGACACAGTAACGCCAACGGCGGTAAATGACGACCATTATAGAGGCATTGGATTATCAAGCCAAGTTGGAGAATTGACCGCTTTTATTTATGTAAAACCAAACGGCTACAATTTTTTTGATTGGGGTATTTGGAATGGGTCAAATTACTTAGTTCGTGCCACTTTTGACTTGGTAAATTTAACTTACACATTTACAAATGCGGGAACGGCAACGATTGAAAGCGTAGGTAACGGATGGCTAAAATGTGGGATAAGCGGAAGTAATGCAAGTTTGTCAACCATTAATTTATATTATCGTGTAAGACCAACGGGGGGAGCGGGTGCATTTACGGGTAACGGAACAAGCGGGGGATTCATTTGGGGAGGTCAACTTAACATCGGCTCAACCGCCAAACCCTATTTCCCCACTACCGACCGCTTAAATGTTCCACGATTAACTTATCAAAATGGCGGGGGCGGGTGTCCGAGTTTGTTGTTGGAGAAGCAGAGTACGAATTTGGTGACTTATTCAGAACAATTCGACGATGCTGCTTGGGCAAAAATTAGTGCCAATGGGGGAACCACGCCCATAGTTACTGCAAATTATGCAACAAGTCCCGATGGCACACAAAATGCAGATAGAATACAATTATCAAGAACTACAACAAACGGAAGTTACAGTTATGTTTACCAATCATTAGCAGTAGTTTCTTCAACTGTCTACACTTGGAGTGTTTGGCTTAAATCATTAAGCGGAACGCCTACAATTATTATTGCTTATAGTGGTTCGTCATACAACAACACAGTAACGCTGACAACGGAATGGGCAAGATACGATTTGCAAATTACAACTGTTGGTGGAAGTGTTGATGCAAATTTTTTATTATATGAACAAGTCCCCGCAACATCATTAAGTGCAGATTTCTTGGCTTGGGGATTTCAAGTTGAACAATCATCGTATGAAACCAGTTACATCCCAACAACATCAGCAAGTGCCACAAGGGTGGCGGATGTATGTAGCAAGACGGGAATTGGTGCTTTGATTGGTGGAACAAGTGGAACCGTATTTTTTGACATCAAAACAAACCCCGTTTTAAGTGGATCACAATACAAGCAATTTTGTTATTATTTAAATTCGGCGGCAAGTCAAAGTTATTTGTATTTAGATGGGTCAAATAAAATTACAACCAATAGTAATTGGGGAAGTTTGTTTTACAATACCGCATTACAACCAAATACAAGATATAAAGTCGCATTAGTTTTTGCCCCAAATGATTTTGCTTTATATGTTAACGGGGTAAGTGTAGCAACGGCATCAAGCGGAACGCCTAACGACAATGTAAATTTACAAATTGGTCAATTTAATGGAAGTGAAATGTGCGAATTTGTATTTAATCAATACACACACTTTCCGTCAAGATTAACAAACACCGAACTTGCATCCTTAACAACTATCTAAATGAAAACCTTTTTGAAATTCGAGTTCACCCCTACACAATGGGCAACCCTTCGCAAGTTAATAGAAACAACCACAACCACACCCGACGGAGAGCAAACCAGTTGGAAAGATTGTGCAGTTGTTGAATTGGGATTTATTTGTTTACAATGGGGGCAAGTGGATGACAAACCCGTTTGCACAAAGCAGTCCGACAAATGGGCGGTGGATATTCTATTCTATGCCGAAGTACCCGTGGAGTTTGAGCCGTATGCGGTTTATCCAAATCCTTGTGGGGTGCATACATTCAGCGGTGATGAGAGTTTGTATCTCAAGACCTTTTGTGCCAAGTATCCCGATTCACCTTATTGCATAATCCCAACAAATGAAACACCTTCATAATGACACCACCGCTGCGATTGCAACGGCTATCTCAGGCAGTTCGGCAGTTCTGCATTTTGCGAATACTTGGCAACCTTTGTTTGCACTTGTTTTGGCTCTTGTTGGTATTGTTTCGGGGTTGTTTGCGATTCGTTACTACGCAAAGAAAATTGATGCGATAGATGGCAAAGGCAAATAATATCAGCACCTTCAGAGCAAAGCCAAAGAATAAGCTCCGCAGACATACCAAGCACATCAATAAACACAAATCGTGGAAACCAAAAAGAGGACAAGGATAAAAGGTTATTTTGAACCTACACCCAAACGATTCCGAGTGCTTGGTGATTCCATTGCCGGTGCATCGTTGTTTGTTGCCAGTTTGAATCTTGACCATCCAAAGTTGATGTTGATTATCGGCATTGCGGGTGGAGTTGGAAAGTTCATCACAAACTTCTTCACCGATGAAGATTAAACAAATTGCATTCAACGGATATTATAAAGAGGAATGTCCGAAGTCACAAATCTACTTGCATCATACTGCTGGAGGTGGTGACGGAGTTGCAACCTTTCAGTATTGGGCATCCGATCCGGTCAATGTAGCAACTTGCGTGAGCATCAGCAACGATGGCACAATCGTGCAAGGGTTTTCGTCTAAACATTGGGCGTATCACTTAGGTTTGAAATCTGCTCACTTCAAAGGATTGCCGTTCACCAAACTTGACAAGACATCCATCGGGATTGAGATTTGCAATTATGGTTATTTGGTAGAGAAGAACGGCAAGTTTATCAACTATGTGGGTGGTCAAGTCAAAGATGTTTGCAAACTTGACAAGCCATACAAGGGATTCACCTATTTTGAGAACTACACAAAAGAACAAATCGCATCAGTCAAAGAATTGTTGTTGTTGTGGCGTGAGAAATACGGCATTGACCTAACTTATCACGAGGATATTTGGTCGGTGACAAAAAGAGCATTGTCAGGCAAGAACGGAGTGTTCACTCATAACTCAGTTCGTGCAGATAAAATTGATGTTTATCCCCACCCCGATTTGATTAGTATGTTGCAATCACTTTAAGTTGCTATTTACTTTCAATGATCTTCCAAAGAATCAACTTTCACGACAATGTCCTTCCCGTTTTCAAAGAAAACAAGGCGAAAGGATATGTGACTTTTGGTGCTGACAACTTGTATCCCGATTTTTTAATTGAGTTATTCAACAAGTCACCCAAGCACAATGCCATCGTTTCAAGCAAAGCATCGTATGTTGCCGGAGTTGGAACAAAGGTAATCGGACAAAACACCGTTGACATCGCAAAAGCCGAAGCAAAGATTCAAGCGATTAATGCTTACGAAACACTTGCACAAGTTAAAAACAAGATTGCCTATGACCTTGAGTTATTCAATGGTTATTGCTTGGAGATAATTTGGAACAAAGCGAAGACGGCAATTGCTGAAATATACCACATCCCTTTCAAGAATATCCGCAAAGGACTTGAAGGCGAGTATGTGTATTGCGAGGATTGGACTGACCGCAAAGCGGAGCAAGTTCACTATCAGCCATTCAACGCAACTACAAGAGAATCAAAGTCACTTTATTATTGCCAATTCTATCGCCCCGGTCAAGGAGAATATCCTTTGCCTGATTATGTTGGTGCGTTGAAATACATTGAGGTGGACACCGAGATTTCAAACTATTATTTGAACTCAATCAAAAACGGATTCACCGCACAAACGCATATCCAGTTATTCAAGGGAATCCCAACACCTGAAGAAGCTCGTGCAACTGCAAGACGATTCAAAGAGAATTATCAAGGCACGGACAATGCTGGTGGACTTATCATCCAATACAACGATCCACAAGAGAAAGAATCAGTCATTTCAAACTTGCAACCATCGGACTTTGACAAGCAATTTGATTTGCTGAATAAGACCGTACAACAAGAGATATTTGTCGCACACAAGGTAAACTCACCAATGCTCTTTGGAGTGCGTGTGGAAGGTCAATTGGGTGGTCGTAGCGAGATGATTGAAGCGTATGAGATGTTCCAACAGTCATACATCGAACCAAGACAACAAAAGATTGATGATACTTTGACATACTTGTTTGAGTTCATCTCTCCAGTTCGCTTAGAAACAATTAACAAACCACCAATCGGATTGGATTATCAAGCGTTATTTACTGCCGGTTTGATTTCAAACGAAGAAGCTCGTGCAGAATTAGGACTTCCAGCACTTTCAAATGTAAAAGTGCAGTCATCATTGAACGATGCCATCAACGCATTGTCACCTTTGGTTGCAAACAATGTCTTGTCAAATATGACCATCAACGAGAAGCGTCAATTGGCGGGACTTGCACCGATAGTTGGTGGGGATTTGTTGGAATCGTCATCAGCATTCGTTGCCTTATCATCACAAAATCCTTTTGGATGGGATGATGAGCGTGACTTGGCAGTATTTATGGAATACGGTGAACCTGCTGAGAACTTTGAAGCGATGAAGTTTGACTTCGCATCTGCGATTGAATCAGCCATCTTGAATGTGCTGAAGGAAAACAAAGGTTTGCAGATAGGCGATATCGTCAACATCACCAAACTTGATCCACAAGTCGTGGTTGATACCATTGCAAAATTGAACGATGCCAAGTTAATCAAAGGATACAACGAAGGTCTTGAGGTAACACCAAAAGGATTGGATGAAATCAGCCAGTTGCAAACAGAAATTGTTGTCCGTTACAAATACGCAGTTGCACCAGGAATATCAGGTGGACTAATCATCCCCGGTTCTCGTGAGTTCTGCCGTCAAATTGCACAAAGCAATCGTGTGTATTCTCGTGCGGATATTGATGCAATGTCAGCACAAACGGGAATTGATGTTTGGAGCAGACGAGGTGGTTGGTATCACGACCCCGTGAGAGATGTCAATGTTCCACAATGCCGTCACATTTGGCAACAACAATTATTGAGGAGAATCAAATAATGACAAACTTTGTATATTTCATATCAACAACCTATTTGAAGGACAATACACCTTTGAATGAGAATGTTGACGATAAGTTG